ATAGGCAAAAATGAAAATGGTCTTAACTATTGGATAGTTAAAATAGAAGAGGAGGTGGCTTAAATGTATACCGCAGATAGAACCGATCTACTGGACGCGCTAGCGTCCAGTATGAGAGATTGTATTGAGACAGAGATCTCATCTACTGAATTCACCTTAGAGGAATACTTCCGCTGCTCTCTAATTGATAGGGGCGTTGCTTCGACTAGATCTGAAATGATTGCTCGCAGAATGGCAGAGGGTAATCTTGAGGGCTTGGCTTATCACGTCGCCAGCTGCGATCCTCATTATCTTAAGAAGCTGATTCAGGCTGAGCCTAGATTGATTCATATGCTTTTGCAGAACAATAAGATGTCAGATCTAGATGTGAAGATCGTTGAAGAGGAGGTGCTGAGATGAGCGTATCAAGAAAAGACTTCAACGCTATCGCCAAAGTAATCGACAGCTCGCGCCGAGGATATGGCGGTCAAGATGTCCTAGATACTCGAGCCGTTCTAAATGGACTGGTTGAATACTTTGGATCTGAGAACTGGAACTTCGACGCAGAGATCTTCTTGGCTTGCTGCGGGGGATCGGTAGGCGATAGGCATATAGATCTCTTGGAAGAAGAAGCCGATCAAATAATGAGCGGATTTGTTCATTCATGATCTAGGCTGAACAAATAACTGGGGGACTGGGGGCGCAAGCCCCCTTTTTTTTGGCCGCAGATCGGGATCGGGTTTGATTACGAGTTATTAGCTTTTTGCAGCTGCGCGGCCAACCATTATTCGTAATATCTAGGCCTAGAATTACAGGCCCTACTGGATCTACTGGGCCCAAATAATTGTCGCCCAGGCCGCATTCCTACAGTCCAGGCCGAGCGGCAGATCCACCTGGAAGAAAAGTGGCCGCAGCAAATCGCTGTATCCCTTGCTATCAGCGGGTTTCAGAGGACCTTGTTGGCCATTTTAGGGACTCTATCGAGCTCGAAAAGGCCAAGATCGAGGCCAAAACGGGATTGGGCCACCCCCCATATTGTATTTTGGGACTCCTCAGCGCAGTAAAGAGGACAATAAAACACATACTCAATCTCTCATATCTAAAGATTGCCTTTTTTATATCCGTCAGATATCATTCGTATGCAGGTAAGGTATTTTTGCACTTCGTTCAATCTATCTTCTCCAAGATCTTTACTTTGCCTGCCCCTAAAAAAATTTTTTCCAGCCAAAAAAAATCCTGAGACAAAAAAGTTATTCACACTTTTTCCCCAAAGCAAAACCAATTAAACAAAAGGGTACCCATACCCCCAAAATTTTTCTATACTTTTTAAAGTTTTGGATGTTAGAATAAAGCAACCGAGGAAAAACATATGGCAGTAAGAAGACCAACAGCAATAAATCCAGACAGCTTTCCGAGAGGAAGGGGCNNAAGAAGTTCTTGTCCTGCGTTAAACGAAGAAGTTTTACTTGCAGACAATAAATGGATTCCTGCGCAAGATTTAAAAGTAGGAGACGAAGTAGCAACTCATTTGGGTTCTAACAAAGTTACTCATATAGATGTTCTAAAGGATAGGGTTAAAAAAGAAGTTGTTTTTTCTGACAACGACCAAGAAGAATCAATCGTAACTTCTGACAGCCATCCCTATTATGTGCAAAACGAAGAAGGGTTTGTTGAGGTCAAAAATTTAAAGGTAGGCGACCAAGTAGGAAACTTTAAAGTCAAAGAAATTAAAGATACTGACAAAGGTTCAGTCGTTCATATAAGTATTGATCAAGCTCAAACCTATTACTTAAAAGCAGGGGATAAAAAAGTTTTATCTCATAATAAAAGGTTTCTTCCCCCAAAAGAACAAACAATCGAAGGTATTCCTATATCTCAGTTGCCTTTTAATCCAAGAATGCCTGGAAAACCATTTCCAAGAAGACCTAAATCTAAAAAACGCGGCGGCTTTGGCGGCGGCTTTGGAAATTTACGTAATCTCATTCGCAGGTTAAAAAAACAACGTGATATGGGTATGCCAAGAAGACCAAGTATGGATGATGGCAGATTTTACGCGGGCGGATCTCCTGGTCTCTATAAGCCAGGCGGAAGATTTTATAATCCAGAAGCTCGTTTGAAAATGCCTCAACCTATAGCTAGAAAAGACCCTTCAGCGCTCGAGCGTCTACCGATGGGCGAAGCACCCTCTTTCAACCCAACCATCTTTGGTCAACCTATCGGCGATATGGATTTCAGTCAGATGCCCAAGGTATCTCCTGAAGATATGATGAACTTACAAGTTCCAACTGAGGCACCTGTTATGCCGATGACTCAAGACCTTCCAGAGGTTGCACCTGTTGGAATGATGGGTGGCAGAACTTTACAACAAGATTTTCCAGCTGAGCGTCGTATGATGATGGCTGAGGGTGATGAGGCTGACTCAGATGATTTCCCAGATTTAAGCGGAGACGGAGAAACAACTTTTAAAGATGTGCTAATTGGTAGAGGAGTTGACTTAAAAGCCGAGGGAGGAGAAATGATGACTCAAGAAAATGAAATAGACGCCATGTTAGGCGGTATGGATTCTGAGGTAGAAGGCGCAATGGAATCAATGGAAGAACTAGAGCAGATGGCTCCAGAAATGGAGATGATCGATCAGCTTGTAACAATGGTAGTTCAAATGATTCAACAAGGCGCAAGCGAAGAAGAGGTAATGATGTTCCTCAAGGAGCAAGGGCTCGACGATGAAGATATTGGTATTATCCTTCAACTTGTAGCTGAGATGGCAGAAGCCGAAGCGATGCCTCAAGATGGTATCGACGCAGAACTAGAACAACTAGCTTAACAATGAGAAAGTTCTCTAAAGGTCCTTCAAGACCTTCAAGATCAACTGAATACAGAAAAAGACTTGCAGAATTAGAAGATTTTATTAGAAAAAATAGGTTAGTATCAAAAGAAGCTCAAATGAGCTCAATGAGTGGTGAGGGTTATACAGACCCTAGATTTATTAAAACTACAGGCAACCCCCTAATTGACAAATACGGCATGCGACCTTTTCCAGCAGAAGGCAGCGGTCAAATATTGTCAACAACAGACCTGGGAATGAGTGGAAAAAAAGAACTTTTTAATATAGAAAATCCTGGAAGATATAGAACAAGCGCAGATGGGCTAGGATCTATTGTTTATAAAGACATATCAGATATATATGAAGGTACAGGTTTAACTCCGCATACTCCAGAAAGCACTCAAAAACATGAAATTTTTCATAGAGCAGCTGATAAAAGCGGTTGGATAAGAAATTTTTACAACAGTCCTTATTTGAAAAAAAAGGCTAAATCATTATCAGGCGAAAGAGGCAGAATATTAACGCCTTTAATAAATGAAGCCGTTGCACATTCTTACGCATATGATGCAGATGATTATTCAAAAAACAAAGAATTAAAAGAAGAGATAAGGTTTAGAGCTTCTAGGTTTAATTTAAAAAATCCAGAAAAAATAGCGGATGAAGTATTTAATAATATAAAAGATTTAAGAGATGATTTTGAAAAATATTTAGAAGAGGTTAACGTGGAATATTTACCAAACAATCGTATCAGTTATACAACTACAAGAACTAATAAAGCAAAAGGCGACGAGGTGAGTTACTTACAATCAGCCCTTGACATGCTAACGGAGTCAGCTCCTGTAACTGAAGCTCCTCCAGGTACTTTCGATTTGGGTACTATCGAACCATTCAATCCGATAATGGAGCGGTATAAGCCTAATCCTTTGGATGAGTTTGTAATGATGATGGCTGATCCAACTAAAAAATTAAAAGTTATTTCTACTCCAGTTAAAATGCAACTCAAGCCTTTGTTTGCTAAAAGAAATAAAATAAAACAATTAATAGATAAACAAAAATTTAATTACGATAGAGGTCAAGACTTAGCATCTAAAGCTGACCCTAGAGATATTGAACAAGGTAATTATATGATGAATGCTGCGATTAAAAGCGGTCAAAGATTTCAAAAACAATTAAATGAATTAGAAGAAAAGATTAGAAAAATATACCAAAGTAAATAAATGGATTTTTCCAAACTTACAGAGGCTGAACTCAAAGAAGCCCTGCTGCTTTTAGAAAAGCAAGACGGTTACTCAACGCAAGATGAGTGTCAAGAATCTTTTTTGAGTTACGTCAATCACATGTGGCCAGAGTTTGTCTGCGGTCGCCATCATCAGATATTTGCCGAAAAGCTAGAGCAAGTTGCTAGGGGTGAAATCAATCGTTTGATTGTTAACATGCCACCTCGACATACTAAGTCTGAGTTTGCCTCGACCTTCTTTCCGTCTTGGGTGATGGGACTAAAACCTAAAATGAAAATAATGGAGACGACCCATACGGGTGAACTCGCCGTTAGGTTCGGTCGTAAGGTGCGTAACTTGATGGATCAAAAAGAATACAAACAAGTTTTTCCCGACGTCAGTTTGCAGGCTGATAACAAATCAGCAGGACGTTGGGAAACGAATAAAGGTGGCGAATACTTTGCAGCAGGTGTGGGTGGAGCTGTAACTGGGCGGGGTGCGGATCTGTTAATCATCGACGATCCGCATTCTGAACAGGATGCACTTTCGCCGACTGCTTTAGAGTCTGCCTACGAGTGGTACACCTCTGGACCTCGCCAGCGTTTACAGCCAAAAGGTGCGATTGTAATAGTGATGACGCGCTGGTCTTCGATCGACCTAACCGCTAAATTACTAGACGCGCAAAAAGAACCTTTAGCTGACCAATGGGAAGTGATAGAGTTCCCTGCCATTTTTCCCGATACCGAAAAACCTCTTTGGCCTGAGTATTGGGCTTTGGATGAATTGCAGAAAGTAAAAGCGTCTTTGCCTGGAATGAAGTGGAATGCTCAATGGATGCAAACGCCGACCGCTGAAGAGGGTTCGATTATCAAACGCGACTGGTGGGAACGCTGGCCGCATGATTCTTTACCTTCGGTTCAATATATTATGCAGTCTTACGATACGGCGTTTTCTAAAAAAGAAAGCGCTGACTTTTCTGCTATTTCAACTTGGGGCGTTTTTAGACCCAGCGAAGATTCGCCCGATTGCGTCATATTATTGGATTGCCAAAAAGGCAGATGGGACTTCCCCGAGCTTAAAGAAATAGCGATGCGCGAGTATCAATATTGGGAAACCGATATGGTATTGATTGAAGCCAAAGCAAGTGGTACGCCGCTCACTCATGAGCTCAGACGAATGGGCATACCTGTGGTTAATTACTCGCCGACCAGAGGTCATGATAAAACAACAAGAATGCACTCGGTTGCTCCCATCTTTGAGTCTGGTATGGTGTATGCTCCGAATATGGCATTTGCCGAAGATATGATTGAAGAATGTGCATCATTTCCGTTTGGAGCTCACGATGATTTATGTGATACTATGACTCAAGCGTTGATGCGATTCCGCGAAGGCGGTTTTGTAAATTTAGATAGTGATTACGAGGACGAAGAACGCGAACCTAGACAGAGAGTTTATTACTAATGGCAATAGAAAGACAAACACCCGATCCTGCTCAAGAAGTAGAAGACATGCAAGATATGACTACTGAAAGGTCAACTGAAGATATTGATAATGAAATTATTGAAATCTTAGAAGGTTTAGACGAGGAAGGCGTTCAAGTTCAAGAAGACGGTTCTGTCATTTTGGGCGAAATGGAAGAAGAAATGGGCTCGGTTGGTTTTAGCGAAAACTTAGCCGAAGTTGTTTCTGATTCTGAGTTGAGCAAAATTTATATTGAGCTAACAGCCGCAATAGAAAACGATAAGTCAGCTAGAAAAGATTGGGAAAAAACTTATACCGATGGCTTGAAATATTTAGGTATGAAGTTTGACGATGGCAGATCTGAACCTTTTGAAGGTGCAAGTGGTGTCATTCATCCGTTGCTTGGCGAATCTGTAACTCAGTTCCAAGCGCAAGCTTACAAAGAATTATTACCCCCGCAAGGCCCAGTTAAAACTCAAGTGGTTGGTGAATATAGTTCGGCTGTAGAAGAACAAGCCCAACGCGTGAAAGAATTTATGAACTATCAAATAGTTCACGTGATGGAAGAGTACGATGAAGACTTAGACCAAATGCTTTTCTATTTGCCTTTAGCAGGTTCTGCTTTTAAGAAAGTTTATTACGATGAAACTTTGCAACGACCCGTTTCTAAATTTGTTGCGCCCGAAGATTTAATTGTTCCTTATTATACAACCGACCTAGAATCTTGCCCAAGAATTACTCACGTCATTAAGATGCCAGAAAACGAAGTCAAAAAACTTCAAGCAATTGGTTTTTATAGAGACGTAAGAGTAAGTGATGGCAGCGATTTATCAAACACATCTGGTGTTAAAGAAGAAATAGAAAAACTAGAAGGAATGGAACCATCTTACGATACAGGTGAAGTTTCTAATCTTTACGAAGTTCATTGTAATTTAGACCTTGAAGGGTTTGAAGATGTAAATGAAGAGGGCGAGTATACAGAAGTTAAACTGCCTTACATCGTAACGATTGATAGCAACAGCGAAAACATTTTATCTATTCGTAGAAACTTTGAAGAAGACGATCCGATGAAAGATAAAATCGAATACTTTGTTCACTTCAAGTTTTTGCCTGGTTTAGGCTTCTACGGATTTGGCTTAACTCATATGATTGGTGGTTTATCCAAAGCCTCAACTTCAATCGTTAGACAATTGATTGATGCTGGTACTTTGGCTAACTTGCCAGCTGGTTTTAAAACCAGAGGTATTAGAATTAGAGACGAGGATTCTCCGATTCAACCAGGTGAGTTTAGAGATGTGGATGCACCCGCAGGATCTTTGCGAGATGCAATTCAACCTTTACCATTTAAAGAGCCAAGCGGAACTTTACTTTCTTTATTAGGCTTATTGGTTCAAAGCGGCCAACGATTTGCATCTATTGCTGAGATAAATGTAGGCGAAGGTAATTCGCAAGCACCTGTAGGAACAACGGTTGCTTTGTTAGAAAAATCTACCAAGGTTTTGTCTGCTATTCATAAGCGTTTGCATGCAGGTCAAAAGAAAGAATTTAATTTATTAGCAGATATATTTGCTAAAAGCTTACCAGAATCTTACCCATACGCTGTATCGGGTGGGCAGATGGAAATTAAACAAGCTGACTTTGACGATAGAGTGGATGTATTCCCTGTCTCTAACCCAGACATATTCTCTACTAGCCAAAGAATAATTATGGCTCAAGAAATGATGCAATTGGTTCAATCCAATCCGCAGATTCATGGTCCAAATGGTATGTATGAAGCCTATCGCAGAATGTATGCTGCGTTAGGAACAGACAATATTGATGCGTTATTGATACCACCCCCAGACACTCAACCCAAACCGATTGAGTCTGGAATGGAAAACAGCACTTTATTAATGGGCGGAACAGCGCAAGCATTTATTCAGCAAAACCATGATGCTCATATTGCATCTCACGTTAACTTGTTGAACATGCAGCCAGTTCAAATGAACGCTCAGATTCAAGCAAACATACATTCGCATATCATGCAGCACTTACAAATGAAAGCTGACTTGATTGCGCAACAACAGATGCCGCCCGAGGCCATGCAGCAATATCAACAATTGCAGCAACAAGCCCAACAATCCACACCTGTTGACGCGGCGGCGCTCAATCAACAAGCCAACGAACTGTTGGCGCAGTTTAGCTCGCCAATAATGACTGATCTAATGGCTCAGTTTGCTCAGCAAGTAGCAACTCCGCCGCAAGAAGATCCGTTGGTAGCAATTAGAAAACAAGAGCTAGCACTCAAAGGTCAAGAGTTGCAACAAGACAAAGAACAATTTGCCGTTAAAGAGCAAATGCGAGCTGAAGAAAAAATGCGACAAGATCAAATAGATCGAGAAAGGATTGACGCTCAGCGAGATATTGCTAGAATGAAGGACGAAACGACTCAAGATAGACTTGATCAACAAAAAGAATTAAAATTGATTGATATCGGTCTAAAAGAGTTCGATCAATTTAGGTAAACAAATGGCTAAAAATATAAAAGTAGATAAGAACAAACTATCATACAGCAACAAAGGAACTGTCCCCTCTAAAAACAATGAAGGTACTTTTTCTGCTAACGCTTCGCCAAAGCCAGGAATGGGCAAAGGTAAAGCTAGAGGTATGGGCGCTGCTGAGTTCGGCGGTAAGTTTTCTGGCATTTATTAATGTCAACGATTTGGGTAGCTGACCAATTAAAAAAAAGGCTAAAGGAGAAGAAAGAGGACACCCAGAGCCAATTGCTCAATGGTGTTCAATCTTTTGACGACTATCAATATCTACGTGGGCGTTACAATTCCCTCGTTGACGTAGAGCAAGAACTTAGGGAGTTGCTAGAGAGGATAGAAGAAAATGACGAAGAACAAAGTATTGGTACCTGACCATATTGCAGCTGAATTAGAGAACGACAAAGCCGAAGAAACAAAAGCAGAAGAAAACAAATCTGAAGTTGACAAAGCTTTTGTCAGCGCAGAAGATCGAGTTTTAGATCCTACCTTGGTTGATAAAACCTTAATAGAAAGAATGCCTAACCCTACTGGATGGAGAATGTTAATCCTTCCTTACAGAGGTAGAGGTGTATCTAAGGGTGGAATTGTATTAACAAAAGAATCAGTTGACAGAGAAGCTTTGGCCTCAGTCGTCGCATATGTGATTAAGATGGGTCCGCTCTGTTATAAAGACAAAGACAAATTTGGAGACACACCTTGGTGTGAAGAGAAGCAATGGGTGCTAATTGGTCGGTATGCTGGAGCTCGCTTTAAGTTAGGCGATGATGCAGAATGCCGTATTATTAACGACGACGAAGTTATCGCGACCATTCAAGATCCCGATGATATCGTCACGCTGTAAACGTGAGGAGGACTCATGCTAGAAGAGGAAAATAATCAAGCTCCAGAACAAGAGGTTGATGAAGGCGAGGTTGTAGAACTTGATGTTCCAGAAGAAGATCAAGAGGCGCAAGCCGCTGTAGAAGATGTTTCTGAAGAAGAAACTAAAAAAGATGAAGAGCAAGACGAACTAGAGAACTATTCAAAAAATGTTCAAAAACGTATTGCTAATTTAACCAAAAAAATGCGTGAGCAAGAGCGTGCAGCTCAATCTGCTTACGAGTATGCAAAAAGCTTACAAGAAGAGAATGAAAATCTAAAAACCAGCACATCTGAATTAAATAAAAATTACTATGGTGAAGCTGAAAATAGATTAAAATCTCAAAGAGCTCAAGCTAATACTGTTTTAAAGAATGCTTATCAAGAACAAGATTGGGACAAAGTAACAAAAGCCCAAGAAATTCTTGACAAGATTACCGTTGAAGAAAGCAAATTAGCTAACAATAGAATGCAAATTGAAAGAGAGCCTGTATATCAAAATGTACCGCAAGAGCAATCTTTTCAACAACAAGTTCAAGCTCCGACTCCGCAAGCAGACCCTGCGGCAGAGTCTTGGGCAGAAAAAAACGAGTGGTTTGGTCAAGACGAAATAATGACTATGGCTGCTTTTAACATTCATCAAAAATTAATTGAGGAAGAAGGGTTTGATCCTAGCGACTCAATGTACTATGATGAGATA